GCAAGAATCTGTTGACCAGCGGTTTGACCGCCAAGACCCGAAACGGTCAATGGAGAACCAAGCAATGTGTTAACGGTTTGAAGAGCCGTAATGTAATCCTTCATTTGTGGGCTGCTGCTAATGATGGATTTCATAAAGTTATTAACATCATCGGTTGCTTGCTTGGCAGTAAATCCTGATGCTTGGAACGACTGAGCCAAAGCATCGTAAGAGTTCTTGAGCGAGGTGTCTAACTTGCTTTTGGCATCTGCCATTGAAGCGGTAAAAGTGCGCTGAGCAGCATCCAACTGAATCTGAGTCTGATTGTTAAGGTCAGTCAGAGCGTTGTTGTAATCGGTCGTAACCTGTGCGTACTGCTGCGCAAGTTGCTGAGTAGCAAAGTCAACGCCGTTGCTCATGGTGGTAGCGAGCGCCGTAACACCGGTATTCGATACTGTGTTGAGAGAGTTAAAACTATCTTGCAACGCCTTGATTTGGTCAGGAGTTGCGCTTGTAATGGCGTTAACAAGCAGGTTACCCTGCTGCGCGCCCATGCCTACAACTTGGTCAATAAAGGTCTGCGAGAATCCGAGAGCGGCAAGTTGATTAGCACCCTGAGCCAGTTGTTGTGCTTGTACCAAACGGCGGTTGAACTGAGCAACAAGTGTTCCGATATTGGCGTTATTAGCGATGCCGCCAAGCATCTGATTGAACAAATCACCAACATTGAGAGCGGTAGAAGTAGCAAAAGCGCCTGTCATTTGCTGGATGTTTTGCAAGATGATGGATGCGTATTGCTTGGTGTATTGCTGAGTTAATGCCAGTTGTTGTTGCTGAAAGTTTTCCTGAATAGATTGTTCGGTATCAGTTAAAGTCTTGGTTGCGCTTAATTCTGCATCTGCATAAGCCTGATATGCCGCGGTTGCAGAATCGTAGTAAGTCTTGTTAATGGCATCCATAATCTTGTTACCAGTAGATTTGATGGTAACTGCCTTTTGAACAGATGCTTGAAGTGCTGCGTTCTGAGCATTATTGATAGCCGTAAAACTTTTAACTGAATCTTCGTATGCCTTAACCGCTGCTGCTTGGTCAGCCGCTAATTGCTCAGCAGGAGTAAGCGGCTTCTTTGGTGGGGTTGGCTTGTCAGGTGTCTTTGCTGACTTGCTAGGTGGCAATAATGAAGCATGAAGTGGGTCAAAGGTAGGGCCAGTAGTTGCCGTTCCACTTACAGAACCGCCCGGCCCCATCTTGCTTGATGTGTCTTGGCTAGGCATATTGTGAATCAACTCAATTAAAGCAACAAGACCAACGGCAATCGCTGCGAATGGCGCTGCTTCCAAAAGCAAAGCGCCGAGCGCACTATCAGCCATCGCGGTAACTGCTGCAAATGCTTTCATCGCAACGCCAGCGGCTAATAGACCGCCAGCCAAAAGTTCGAACGCACCGGGCGCTGCGCTAACAGTATTAGCAATCGCGTTAAGAGCGGGAACAAGAACGGTCTGAGCAATACCTGCTAATTGACCCATTGCAGGAGCAAGTGCCTTACCAAGAGAAACTTGTGTAAGGTTTAACTTAGCGTTAGTAACATCTATCGCACCGGGAACAGTCTTTGCAAAGTTTTGTGCTAAGCCATTAAGTTTGCCGTTTGCTTGGTCAATCAAAAGATTGAACGCTGCTTGTGGTGTCAGGTTGCGGTCAACCTTAATACCTAAGTCAGCAAATGCGCGGGCGCTACCTGCGGTTGCCTTAGCAACCATGTCGGCAGTTGTTGCAAGGTCGGTATTGTTCTTGCGAGCCAAGTCAGCAACGGTGTTCATCAACGACATTGCTTTGGCAGGGTCGCCAAGAGCGGTTGTCAATGTTCCCAATGCGCCAATGGTGTCTGCGTACTTAAAGCCAAGATTGGTCATTGACTTTGCTTGCGCATCAAATGCTGGCTGAACCTTTGTATAACTCAAACCAAGGTTAGTAACGGCGGTTTGAGCCGTAACAGATGCTTTTTCTACTTGGTCAAATGCGTGAATTGCAGTTGCACCAACACCAACCAATACTGCACCAAAGCCCAAAAGCGCTTTAGAGGAAACATTGGCAACAGACTGCATCTTTTCCATGCCAGTCATTTTGGAGAAATTGGCATCCATCTTTGTAGTCTGGGCTTCAATTTCCTTCATTGTTGCAAGGAGTTGAGTTGCCTGAGCAGTAAATATAACTTCTACGGGGTCAAGCATTGGCATTTTTAACCCCTTCCTAGAATATATTTGTTAACAACTGCTTGATGAATAGCCTGAAGTTCTCCTGAAGCCATTAATTCTTCATACGCGGGGCGCAAGTATGGATACTTAACGCCAGACTTCCAGCGAGGATTACCCAATTCAACTGCGCGACCATAGATTGCAGTCGGGCCGACAACTGCCATGTAACCAACCAAACCAACAGGATTGCTTGTGTAAATAATCGAACGGTTCAATGTTCCCGTCACGATGTTAGGGCCGGGGCCAGTACCGGGGATGTGACCCGAACCGCGACTACCAAAACCTTTTTTGCTTGTCTTGGCGCGACCAATCTGCGCCGAGTTAGGGCCAAATGGAATCAGCGGTGTAGCGGTCATGGAGTAACTGCCTTTAGGGTGTGAACCCGTATTGGCATTAATACGCGCTTGGCGTTCTACTGCGGCAGCCATCTTTTCGACAGATTCCTTGGCAGCCATCTGCCCATTCTTACCAATGTTATTAACTTTACTAATAAGAGAATCCAAGCCCTTAACAGTTACAGACATGGATTCTCCTAATTTGGATTTATGGCTTTCGCTTCCACTTTGTCCACCGAAGAACCAATCATCAGCATCCATGTAGTTAACATGAAAGGCTGGCGGTCAGTTTCTTCGGGAGTCCATCCAAAGCGATTAGCGCATTGGTAGTAGTAATACTGCATATCTGGATAGGTTAAATCTGGGCTTCTTTCATGCCCTTCAAGTAGCCATTCCAGTCGTTCTAACTGTCTTTTGGGCTATCAGTTCCAGTATCTTCTGTGAAATTCAGAAATATAACGCTCTGTGCTTCTTCTGTAGCCTTGTTAAGTGCCGCAACATCTTTTGGCTTGAGTTGGTCAAGAGATTCGCGCTTGATGCTTGGTGGGATAAGGTCGAATGACCATTCCTTGACGAGAAACGCTAAGAGTGCTTCCTGAAACTTAAAGGTGCGCTCGTATTGGTTTTCATCGCCTCCAAGAACCTTAAGAATGTTCTTGTAATCGCCGTAAGTGATTTCTTCAGGGTCGCGGAACAATGCCCAACCGCCTGATGGCAAATCAATTTTCTTTTCAGCCATATTGCTTCCTTCCTTCGGGGTTGCCTTCTCTTAGTGTAATAGGCAAAGCGGGTCAGAGCGAACCGGGAAGGCGGCGGTTGCATCAACAACCCGCTTTGCGTTCTATTTCAGGTTACTGATAAGTGCCTGAAGCCTTTGCGTTCTGGAGTGTCCAGACGATGTTGCCGTATCCGCTAGATGCGCCGACATCGGTTGTGTTTGCGATTGCATTGATGTCAACGGTGACTTCAACATGGTCTTTTGAACGGTCAATCGCTGCGGTGGTGTAAGCACCCTTGGTCAACTGGAACTGAATCTGAGTTGCAGTTGCGCCAGTACCTTGTGCAAAGTTGAAAGTAATCGCTGGCTGAGTGTTGGTCAGGAAGCGAGTAAGTTCAGCATCAGATTCCATGATGAAGGTAATCTTGCCGGTAGTGGTAAGTCCACCAACGAATACCTCGTATGGGCCTTGGATGTCGCTGATTCCGTAGATTGGTTCAACGGTGCGAGACAAGGTAAGAGTTCCGCTCATTGCGTAAGCGATGGTTGAACCACCAACTGAAACCGTACCAGTCCAGACAGGTACAGGAGTTACTGTGCTGAATGAAGGTGTTGGTGCAGTTGTGGTGACAGATGGCCAGCAAGTTGCCTTAGCGGTGTATTCCAACTGAGCATCTGGGTTGAAGGTAAGAGTGAAATCATGGAACTGAGCGCCCGGATATTGGCGAGTGCCAGCAACATAATAGTCAGTAAGGGTCAGCGCCTTTGGTTGTGCATCGCCACTTGTTGCGTTCTTAAGTGCAATCTTGTGGGTGTAAGGAGCGGTTGAACCTGTGGTTGTTACATCGCCAAGAACAGATGCAAGAATGTAACCGATGGTGTCTGGGAAAGCAGGGCCAGCAACATCAACGGTTGCGTACTTGCGACCTTGGATGTAGTTGTAGTTAACTGCCATTGAGCCACGAAGTCCTGTGTCATACAGTCCTGTAACAAGGTCAACGGGCTTGAAAGAATCTTTGGTAATTGGAACATAGTCCGTAGCAGTTACAGGTGTACCTTTAGTTGTTTCTAAAGCAACACCCATATACGACCGTAAGGATGGATTTGCGGCCATTATTCACTCTCCTTGATTGTTGTTGGTGTGGTCGCTGGCGCAACCTTCTTTTGTGCGGATACTGGCGATACATCAACGGCTGCGAAATCATCGGGCGCATCGAACGAATCACCTGACTTTACGGTTACTCCGATGGTCGGAAAAGACCGCTCATCAGAACCGTTATATTGAAAACGAGCCATTGATTTCTCCTTATGCTCTTATCATTTGGGTTACGGTAAATGTGATAGAAGCCCAAGTTTCTGTTGCGCCACCATCATTAGTGACAGGCTCGGAATAAGTTGCGCTAATTCCGGGGTCTGCTGCTTGCCAAATCACCGAGCCATCTGGCAAACCTAATCTGTGTCCACCTGCTCGCAACTGACCTTTGACTGCATCAATCAAGATATCAAAATCTGTCATGGCATCTTCTGGCTTAGGTTGCATAGATTGGTGGTAAATCTGGAAGTTCACGATGTAATCAACGCGCTTCCAACCGTCATAAGCGCCGCCGATTGCTAGGCGCTCTTCACTCTCGCTCTGGATAAAGACAACACCTGCTGCGCGGGATAGTTGTCCGGGAAAGGAATTGACCTGAAAATTGATGCGCTTAGGAAACGAGGTGAAAATCTGATTGAGAGTTGTAATCTGCGCCTGTTGCAACCAAGTTGCTACGGCATTGCGCACATCTTGTCTTGCCATTATCTAATCCTGCGGTATGGCATCAACAAGTCTTGAGCGAGTGCTAAATCTGTACCTGTCATTTGAGCGCCGGGCGTAGCAACACCGGGGCGAGTGCCGACATTCATCACCATTGCGTTATCGCCACGAACCTTAAGCATTGCGGTCGTTACGAGAATCGCTGCTTCCTTGATTGCAGGTGGAAGAGCAGAGATAGAAATGCCGTTAGCGTGGGTGTAGGCAAGAGGATTAACCAAAGGTACGGTGGTTGAGCCAAGTGTGTAGGTGCTGGCGACAATCACATTCTCTGAGTTAAAGCCATCGTAAATCTTGAGCATCTGACCGGCGGTGATGCCTGTTCCATCGGTTACGGTCAACGATGATTGTGATGCGGTCGCCGTGTTAATCAAGGTATTGGCATAGCCATTGACATAGGTGTAAGTCAAGAACACTTCTTGGCGAGGTGAGGTAGGAAATCCGAACTGAAGTGGGCCAGCCGAAGAATAGGTTGTAGCGGCTGAAGCGTATGGGTAAATAATCTGTGAATCTTCAACCCATGCTAAGGATGGGTCTGGGGCAACGATAGGGCTATTGAAGTCGCTGCTGAACTGTAATGATGTCAGCGCGATGATAGGGCTATAACGAGGATGGAAACGAATTGTTCCATCTGGGCGAATACGAGAGCGTTGCTGCTCTGTCTCGGTGGTAGCACCAAGAACCTGATTACAGAAAGTATCAATCCAACTAGAAGCGCGAGCAATCACATTTGCTAACTCGGCGTTCTGCACATCTGGGTCGGTGGAGTTGAACACTAAGTTATCAATATCAATCGCCGTTGGAGCGTTGCGAAACTCAGTAACCGTCAGATATGGCGTGGAGAATTGATGTGTAATCGGGTTAATCGCATTAGCCATTTATTTCTCCGCACTTTGAGCATTTTTTGAAAAATGAGCCGAACCCGCACTTTTGGCAGGTGAATCCAACTGTTGATGGGCGAGCAATCGAACCCATCGCGTTTGCCACTCCTAAGCCTTCGTGCTTCATCTGTGCAGCGTGTTTAGGGTTATCAACATTGATTAGCCCTGACTTGTCTGCTTTGTAAACCTTTGTGCCACGCTCGGTTCTTACGGATACTTCACGCAAGCCTTGCGGTGGAATCATCTTTGTCATTGCGCCTCCTAAGATGTGAGTGAGTGCGCCCGTAAGAGCGCACTCACAACACGATTCAGTTTATTAGACTGCCTTGATACCTGATACTGCACCATTCCACGAAGGGGCCGCGCACATAAATGTGCCACGAAAATAGGTGCTGAACGCGTATTGGAAGTCAACTACAGGCCATTGATATCCAGCATAATCCTGAACATTCACAACTTCCCAAACATTTGATACTTGAGTATCAGGAATTGGAAGTGTGTATGAAAGAACTGGAGCAACGCCCTGTGGCAACCATGGGTGAACAGTAAGGTCAACCATCTTGCCTGTGATTTCATTGTAAAGCGCACCGATTGTTGCGCCACCGATGTAATCGCCAGCATCAGTCTGGGTCAAGTTCAAACGATAGTTTGCAGTTGAACCATTCTTGATTGCATCTGACAACTGCTTGCGGTCTGAACCGTTGAGGAAAATCTCATCTGGGTCAGCCTTAACATTGTTGTAGAGGTTGTAGAAGGTGGTCTGGAACTCAACGCCGGGATTTGATGTTGAGAAAGCAGAGTTGATGTTGTTGTTGTAACCTGACTTAGCACCGAGAACGGTAGCCAAGATGCCGTCATAACCTGTTGCGTAAGCAGAGGTGTCAGAAGCGTGGTTTGCAGCGGTATCACCGGTAACTGCAAGAGTTCCCTGAAGGGTGATTGTGCGGGTTGCTGAACGACCGTTGTAGAACTTGTTAGCATCGGTTGGTTCAGTTCCGGCAGCGCCAGCATAAACCTTGTAACCAAGTGCGCCAGTTACAGGAGCAGAGATTACAACATCAATAACCTGAGTTGAGCCGTCTGGAGTTGCAGAAGCAACTGACGAAACAACAGACTCACCGAATGAACCTGCATCAGAGGTTGCCTTAACCCATACCTTTGTGCCAGAAGAGATTGGAGTCTCACCTGTTGCAGCGGTACGAGCGGTTGCGGTGATTGTAGGAGCAGCAAGTGCGCCTGAGAAGTTTGAGTCAGTTCCACGACCCATGAGGAGCATACGCTCTTCCATCAACATTGTTGCATAAAGAACAGATGTTGACGACAACTGGCGAAGGTCTTGGAATCCGACACCAGAGAACTGTGCATCGAATGAAACGCTATCGCTGAGTGAGTATGAGAAGTAAGGGAAGATTGCATCTTCTGCTGAGTACGAAATCTTTGGGCCACGCTCGTAAGCGATTGAACCGAATGAAGTCGTTGTTGTTTCTGTGATTCCTGGCCAGATATTTCCTTGACCGCCTGTGCCTGTACCGGTGTAACCAGTCAAACGCTTGATGCGGTGTGAAGTACCGACACCCTTCTTGCGAGGCAACTTGTTGCGAAGAGGTGTTGGGCGAGGTGTGAGCAACTTTGCAGGTGCTTCGAGGTCGAAGGCTGCGAAAGATGTTGACAATGGAGATGTGAGGCTGATGTCCTTAACGATGTCAGCGTTCATCTGGGTCTGAGCAGACAAAGCATTGTTCAATGCTGATACTGCATCAGGAGAAAGTGACTTGTTTGCGACAAGTGCTTGCATTTGTGCTACTGGGTCTGCTGCTGGAGCAAGACCGGGTGTTGTAGAAGCGTTAGCGAAAGACTTGTTGAGTTCTCCAATGAATTGCTCATGGAGTTCAGCAGCCTTAACTGGCTTCACATCACCGAAAAGGTCTGTGACCTTTGGGGCTTCAAGTGACATTGATTATTCCTTATCAGAGTTGTCTTGTGCAGACTTCTTCAAGATGAGCGATGCCATCTCTCGGAATCCTTCAGCAAGAACAGGGTCAGTTGTCCGAGCGGCTTTTGCCTGATACTCGGCGGCTTTGGCGATGATTGCATCGTCATTGTTTGTACCTTGTTGTACGGCAGTTCGCTTTGGCCCCTGCGCTGGCAGAGACTTAACGATAGCCAACTCTTGTTCAAGTGCTAATGACTTCTGCTCTGCTGCCTCTGTTGCAGACTTGAGCAGGTCAATCTCAGCCTTGACCGAATCCGTGGCGTTCTTGACAGCCTTTTCAATAATGATATTTAGCACATCATCACTAACAAGGGTTTTCTCCGTAGATTCAGATTCAACTGCATCTTCGGAAACTTCGGTTTCAGCAGCAACTTCGGCTACTGGTTCAACAACTTCTTCAGTTGTCTCGTCTGCATCGGCAGACTTCATTTCGGCGGTAGTAACATCATCGCGCCCGTGAGCATCGTCTGGGATGTGGCAACCGCACTCAAGGCACTTCTCAGAAGCAGACTTCTCTGCGGCGTGAGACTTGCACATCTTGGCATCGCAACCACCATCGGCAGCGCACTTCATGCAGCCATCGCACTTGCAACCCATGGTTGAATCTGGCTCTGGGTCTTTGTGGGCTGACAATTCAATATCGGACATAGGGGTTTCTCCTTCTTCGGCTTCACCCTGATACCAAGCAATGAGGTGTGTAACAACCTCAAGGAGTTGGTTGAGCGAGTTGGTTTCATCTGAGCCTTCTGCAAGTTCGTTGGTCTCAGAGATAATTAACTGAGCAACGGCGCGGCGAGCGGCATCGTATGCAGCGGCATCGAACTTTACGGTGTCGGATGTCAAAGACTTAGCCAATTCCGTAATTTGCTTGATTGTTTCCATCTTTGACCCTTTCTCGGTCTTGATATTCTTAAACACATCGCTAGGAAGAGGTGCAGAAAATTCGTGCAATTCCTCAACCTGAACAAGCGTGCTTTCGCCTTCGACTGACTTAGCCATAATCAACTTAGCGTTTGGATTGGCAGGTCGGTCAACAAGTGAAACTTCGATAATCTGACCGTCAACGATACGACCGCCGGCAGCCTTGTTGTCGCGGATAACGCGAGGTGCTTTGATTCCTATTGAGAATCCCTTAAGAACGCCTGTTTTGACTTTCTTAACGCTAACAGGGTCAACGACAAGAGCAGAAATATAGTGACCATCCGCTTTGGCTTCATATTCTTTTGCTACTCCTGCCGCGATAGATGAATGTTGTTCACGAATGTTGCCACCTGATTGAAACCATTGTGGCATGGCGGTCTTGAGCCACGCTTCATCGCAAATCTGTTGGTCAAGGTCAATCGAATCATCGGTTGCCTTGCCATAAACGGTCATTGTGCCGTCTGGGTTTTCGTCTGCCTTGATAATTCGGGCGTAAGCGTTAGCGAAATCCATAGTTAGTTTCCAAACCAGAGAATTGATACTGCGGGAGTACCAGCAGCGGCTACTGCATAGATTGCATCTCCACCATCTACCTGCAAAGAGACATTGGTTGACTTAGGGATGCGAAAACCCTGAGTTGTTCCAGTAGCAGTCACGGTCTTTGCGCCGATGAATACATCGTTGCTTGAGTCATTGTTGCTGATGTAAACATTGACTTTACCTGCTGACGATGGAACGGTTACTAGGGGCTTGGCAGTTGTTCCCGTGGTAACGGTGATGTGGTTTAGAGCCATTTATTTCTCCTTGGTTTTATTAGCAGAAAAATCCGATTTATTGTCTTTTATGTTAAATGTAATTCCGGGCAAATCTTTGTCTGTATATGTAAATCTATCAGTAGATTTAGCCATTGGTTGCCTCCGTAATTACTCGAATTTTGTTTCCGTCTTTAGACAAAACTTTGTAAGTTAAATTGCGGGGCAATAGCCACTCTTTTTCAGAACCGGGATGTTCGGCATACCATTTTTCTGTCATTGGAGCAACGAAACCTAGTGTGTCAATTCCCTTGCTTCCAGCGGGGTTGACAATTTCTAGAACCGCTCCGTCAGACTTAGCAAAACGATTAGCAATGCTTGGGTCATGTGAGGTGGAGGTAAAGCCAGCATCGGTAAATGAATCACCGGAACTCATAGAAAGTAATCTATCTGTAAATTCACCGGCTTTAACGCCACGATAAGTCAGAATTGGCTTTTCTAATGCTGGCGCTTTGACCATAAGTGAATCTAGGTCTTGAATAAGAGATTGCGCTCTTGCAATGTCTTTTTCTGCAATTCTGCGAACCGCTTCATTTGTGTATTGCTCTGGAGCGATACTTTCTGGGTCGCGCAAATATGTATTGATGGTGCTGAAATCGCCAGAACCCGATGTATAAGCAGTAAGTGCTTTACCTTCTTCTGGATATTCTTGTTCGCTAAATCCTAAATTGCGCTGAAAATTAGAGAAATCAGCCATATCAGCATCAGATGTTATTGGCTCAATATCTGCATATTCAGCATCATCTGACGTATCAGTCTCATCAGGCGTTGCATCGTCAGTTAAATTTTCGCCACCATCGTCAGTCTGGGCTTCTGCAATAACAGGAAGCAGACCACATCGGCAGTTAGGGTGAACAGGTGGTTCGATATCGCCACTAGGGAACTCTTCGCCGTAGGTTACGACTTCACCATCGTTATCGGCGCACTCATCGTCAGGGTCGGCGGCTTCCCATTCAACTTGGTCAATGCCAGAATCTTGATAACGGGAAACTGCGGCTTGTGTCATAGCGCGGTTTAACTCAGTACGAGCAATCACCATCGCCTTGCTTTCGCCACCGGCTACTTCTTCAAGGTTTGTTGCGATTGTGTCAACCGTAGAGCCATCGCGCAATCCGTTAGCAAGGATTGTGCCGACTTCATCTAACTTGGTTGCCCATAGTTGATTGGAAACAACACCTGCGTTTTCCAGCAATCCTGCAAGAGCGCCTTTAGGAGCGACCATCTGTGCAAGTGCTTCTGAACCCGGTGTCCAACTTGACCAATCATCAGCCTTTTTGATGAGCGAATCAACAAGTTGCTTGGCTGCCTTATCGCCTGTTACCCATCCGTCAGCGTATGTGCGGCGAATCGCTGCTTCCATAGGCTTTGAGTTGTAGCGAACATGAACGATTGCCCATGCGCGGGCGCGTACACGGTCTTGAACGGCGTTGTCCGTCACCTGTGGGTGAATAGACATGAAATCTTCTACGACCTTTTTCGCATCAATACCTGCGACAAAAGCAGCAGCAATCTTTACCGCGTTGTTACGGGCGATGCGCTCAGATGCTTTGTGTGCTGGCCATTTAAGAGACATAAGCAGAAACCAACGCCTTAGCGGTTTCTAGGTCGCCATCCATTAAGCACTTGTTCAGCGCTTCTGCAACGATGGGTTCTACTGTCTCAAAATTAAATTCGCGGGTGCGTGTGCTTTTGGTAGCCCATGTGATAAATCGCTTGGCTTCCTTTTTGGCTTCTGCGGGAACTTCTTCGGCTGGCTTGACTTCGGGCTTACCTGCTTGCTCTGCGCCGGTGGGAACTTCAGGTGCAGGAGTTTCGGTAGGTGTTGAGTCTGTTGAGCCGCCAGCGGGAATGATTCCTTCAGGAGACAAGAAGAATACAGATTGACCAGCAACAATCATTGGCATATCGGCTTCAGGAATGTCCAACAAAGACAATCCATCTTCAGCGCGGGCTTCGTTGATGCTCTTCTTAGCGCCACGAACTTCAATGTCCGATGCCTTGCTCTGCTCTACGGTGTCACGATTATCGCTTGGCATGAACTTGAACTCTAGTTCGCGCGGCATACCGAGATAGGTGTGTGACAACTGCGTGAGCATCTTGCCGACCCAATTCGCAAGTGGGTACAAGCCAATATCTTGTGCGTTAAATGCTTGACCTTGTTCGTGTCCAGCGCCACCCAAACCAGTCTTAGGAGTGAATCCGATTTCGCTTGGCAATACGCCAAAGTGACCGGTGATTGAGGTGACTAGATACTCGTCAAGAACATCTTTGAACTTCTCGCCGTAGCCATCGAACTGAATTGGTGTGATGCCAGCGGGAAGGATGCGACCGCGCTTGCGTTGTTCTGTCTGTCCAGACAAATCATCGTTAAAGATGTTTTCGTAGGCGCGAAGCAACTCGGGATTGTTACCGAAGTTAGCATCGGAGGTAAACATCAATTCAGGCAATACGCCATCGGTGTATTCAGAGCGCAACCATTGTTGACGGCGCAAGTAAATATCGGCAATCGGAAGTGCGCGCTCTACTGGCGAATAGCCATAAACGGTGAAGGTGCGGCGATTGCGAACGAGGTACGCAAGTTCATCAGCCGTGAACTCGCCATCTGCCTGAATATCGTCAGAGGTAGCGGTGAACTCAGAGCGTGGGAATCCGTAAAGAATCTGTTGATAAGCCGGTACTGGGGCCATTGGGCGC